TGCCCTCTTTGGGGAAACCAGCCTCGGCTCGGCGCTCACGAAGATCACGAGACAATACTGCGCTTTCTTCGTCCAGCACTTCCTTGGGCATGTGTGATGTGTGGGCCAAAGCATATTGACGCTCTAAGTCAGCCGCATCACGCATCTCTTGCGCTTGGCGGCTCATGTTGGCCTGACGTCGTGGATCAGGTTCAGCGGCGGCTCTCTCAGCCATCTTCTCGGCACGCTGTTGGTCTTTGGCAAACTTGGCCTCAATCTCTGTGTGGCGCTTGTCAATCAGCAAGCGAACGGGGTCTTTTGGCGTCCCCATCTCGTTCTTGATGTACTTTTGCAGGTTGTTTTCAACCCACTGGTTAATCGAGTTACGCTTATTCGCTGTATCAAACATATCTTGGAAATATGCTGGGTCTTGACCTTTGGCTTTCCTTGATTCAAGACCAGACTTGGCGTGCTCAAGCTGAGACTCTTGCGACTGGTATGGGCGCAGACGCTCAATGCCCTCCTCTACATTGCCGGGGGTGGTTCGCCTACCTTTGAGCCAGTTGCCACCAGTAGGCTTGATCACCGCACCAATTGGCATTCCCTTGGTCATCTGTGCAAGCGGGGCCACGGTCATTGCGGCATTTAATACATCCTCTCGCGGCTTCGTTGTCATCCCCTTGCCAGTAGTCAATGGCTCGCCATATCCAATGCGCTCAAGGGTGTTCGCTACATCAGGTAGGCCAATGAACTCACTGAGCAACTCGCCGGGTGGATTGTTGTAGCCAAACGGACGCGATGCAAAGTCATGGACAGCCTTCAATGCTCTAGCGGCGGCGGCGGCTTGTGGGCTCCGCTCAGGCGTTGCACGCATCTCACCACGGGGATCACCGCCAGCGGCAAAGTGAGACAGGCCACCAGCGGCATACTTCTCTTTTGTCTTCTTGCCATACTGCGGGTTTTTTGCCAACACCAACGGGCCGATTTGGATGACCTCTTCGGCCCCCTCAACAGGTTCCATCGTGGCGCGGTCATAGAAATAGCCATGTCGCTCTGGATCGTAGCCGACTTGAGTCCACTCTGGGTGATCCAGATACTGCTGGGCATTTGCCACGGCCTCTTCTTCGGTCATGGGGTTCCACTCACCACGGATGACGGCAAAGGGAGACTTCGCGCCTCCTTTGGCTACTTCCAAGGCTTTGTCTGGCGAACCGATCATGGTGGCGTTCTTGACGGATGATGTCGCGCCGTAGACGGTGGGTTGCTTCTTGCGGTGAATCGAGTTGACCCACACGCCGTGATCTTTGTATGCCGGGATGTCCAAGCGCAGGTCAGCAGGCTCACCAGCTTGCATCTCTTCTGTTTTGCCGAACATGGGGCGCTTGCTTTCGGTCAAGGCACGCATGGCGTCTTCAGCCGTTGCAGGCTGTGGCACAAACTCGTATGGCTGGACAGGCTTAACCTTGTTGACCAGTTTGTCATACTGAGCGGCAGTCAGTTCGCCGTTCGCCAGCTTGTTGGCGGCTTCCGTCAGTTCAGGTATGCGCTTGGTGACGTCTTTAAAATTCATGTCCAGACGGCTTACCTCTGGAACTTCCCTGATCGCCTTAATGGCTTTGTTTAGCAGACCACCTGCGCCCATGTGGACGTCACCGCCATCAGCCATGTGCTGACCAAGGCGTGCATCAATCATGGCCTTGAGCTTGGAGTCGGAGTCGGACAGGTCTACTACGCCACCCTCTGCCATGCCTTCAGCGTTAGCAAGACGGGCGTCAATCATTGCTTTCAGTTGGGCGTCAGAGTTGTGTATGTCTTTGTGAACCTCGCCGCCTTCGGCAAAGCCCTCTCTCAAAAGGTGACGGATGTACTCGTCATTTAACTCTTGGCTAGGCAGACCTTCGCCCTTTACGCCAAGGGCCAGATCGTAGTAGCCGGGAGCCTTGCGCTCTGGGTTGGCTTCTTTGAACTTCCTGTGCCAGTCGGGCAGGTACACCTCAGTCGGCGTCGGCTTGACGTTCAGGCCTAAGTCTTTGCCCGAGATCAGCGTTGGGAAGCCGGGGTGTAGGTCTGGCCTGAACTCAGACTCTTTCTCCATTTGGAACAGGCGTGGGCCAGCCGCAAAGGTTGGAGCCTCACCGCCGTGCTCTGGGTGCAACAGGCTTGGCTCGGTTTCGCGGATAAGGATGTCACTCGGGCGGAAGATGACGCCCTTGCCACTCTTCTCACCGCCGAGGGAGACTCCGCCCTTCTTGGGAGCAATGCCTTGGCCCATCATCAGGTCAGCCAGTGCGGCACGCTTCTCAAAGGTGTCGGCCTGCTTCCAGATACTTGGATCGCGAATCTCTGCGCCTTCGCCAAAGGTCAAGGCGAGGTTGTGGTTGATCTTGGCCTCAAGCTCATCAGACAGCTTGCCCTGCTTCATAGCGTCAACAAAGCCCTTCTTGAGCTTGTCGAACACAATCGGGTTGGTCTTGAGTTGGTTGGCAGATCCCAGCATGGTCGTCCATGCGGTGTCGGGCGTTGTCAGGTTCTTCAGGCGTGCGGCTGTGCCTTCGTCCATTACACCCCAGACCTTGCCTGCGTAGTTAGGGTCAGCCTCGCTGATGGCCGAGAACGGAGCACCGCCGATGTTGCCGCCACCCACTCGGGTTCGATCAGCTTGCGTTGTGGTGGTCTTCTTGAAACCCTTCTCCATCAATTGGCCGAGGGCTTCGGACGCTTTGACCTGCTCTTGAGACTTGATTAACTCAGCGGCGGCTCGGCCTGCGGCGGCTCGATCAGCGGCCTTTAAACCAGCACTGGCGGCTTTACCACCCTTGATGGCTTCATTGATGATTTGAAGTGCGCCCATAGTTTAAGCTGAGTAAGGGTTGGCCCGAGACTTACGGGTGTATTCGTATTCGTCGTCGTCATCATACCTTGGCTCAGGGTTGATGTCCAACCAGCCCATGTCCTTCATCAATCGAATCGCTTGAGTCGCTGAGTCGACATAGTCGTCATGCGTGCTATCAGGGAACGAACAGATCTGGCTCAGGAACCCTTCGCACCAATCCCGGACGTAGCCCTTGCGTTGGCTGGACTCAGGAAGCCATACACGGCCCGTAGCGAAGATGGAGGCGGTGATCTGTAGCCGTTGCATCTTGTCGGCCTTGCCGGGGTTGTAGCCCCTCACAGGCAGGTGTGCGGCCCGTAACTCTTGGATCAGGGAGATGCCTGCGGCTTTGTCCTCCACCAAGATCAGGTCGGGGCGCTTGGCCTCCTTGCCCTCGCCGTAGCTTACCCGCCACTCTTCCAGCACCTTGGGCTTGAGGTTAGGGAACGTCAGGTGCTCTGCCCAGCAATCAATCAGCAGGCAGGACATCGGGCCGTCCAAGGGTTTGAACACACCCCACGTTGTCATGGCCGTCGGATCGTTGTACTCCTTGTCACTGAAGGCGCAGTCATAAGACTGGACAATGAACTCGAACTTAGGGAACGCCTTACCCGCAGGCCAGAGCTTGAACATGTCACGGCTGACCACCTTGCCGTCTTCGAGGTCAACCACCAGCCCAAGCACCTCTTGCTCGTACAGCTTAGAACCTTTGTACTGCTCTAGCTGGGCACTGAAGGTTGAGGCAAGGTTGGCCTTGTTCTCATATGTACTGGCGCGGTCAATGATGACGTCTTCGCCTTCTCTGCCGATCAGGTCAAGGATCAGGTCTTTCGGGCGGGGAGTGGTGGTCACGATAACCCGTGGCTTATCACCCAAGCGCAGGCCCATCATCATCATGTCCCAAGCCTCGCCGGGGCCAAGGTAATTGAATGCGGCCAACTCGTCTGCCCAGCACCAATGGAACTGTGGGCCACGCAGTCGCTCATATGAATCAGCGGAGATGCCCCTGATAGTCGAGCCGTTCACCAGTTTGATCTGGTGGTCTTGCTTGTTGTAGTCCTCAATCAACTCGGGCGGGATGTTTGCGATCAACCCAGACGCTCCCTCAAAGCAGGTGTGCTTGATGTCGTTCGATGTAGGGGCCAATACAAGCCCTCGGGAGCCGGGATGTATCCAGCACCACCACCAGAGCGTTTGACTGCCTGCATGGCTCTTTCCAGCGCCCCTGCCAGCGATCAGTGCCCAGATCGTCCAGTCCTGCTCAAGAGGAGGAGGGATCTGGTACTTGTGGGCAGAGGCCACCCAAGCGGCATGGGAGATGTAGGCAATGCGATCGTGCTCAGAGTGGGCGTCGAACTCAGCCGCCACCGCTGGGTCGGCCATCATCTCAGCCAGCACGCTTTGTCATCTCCATGTTCTTCAGGATCTCAAGGAAGCGGTTCGAGCCAGTCTCTTCGGTCTTGATCGATGCGGCCCCCTCTACACCGTGCAGGCCGAGCTTGTCGCCGTACTTGGTAGGGTGGAACTTAGCCAACAGCTTGAGGCGGGTCTCGATGCGTAGCTTCCTGTGGCCGAGCATATCCTCAACCGTGGTGGCCGTCCCCTCATCGGTCATCACCTGCTTCTGGCCGAACTCAATCGTGTCAGCAATCTGCAAGCATTCCTCAGCGATAGCGTCGTAGCCAATATCACGCGCACGCGAGATTGATGCGGATAATGCTTCGTCGCGCCCCATCCAATCGTAAACAGTACGCCAAGCAGGGAAGCCTTCGTTCTCTCTGCATATCTGTCTAAGGGGTATTCCCTCACTCAGTTGTTCACAGATAATGCGTGCTATCTCAGGGCTGTAGTTAGAGGGGCGTCCCTTTGTTCTGGGGGCTACCACTGCGGCTTTTGGTTTTGCGGCCTTCACGGGCTTCTCAGCGGTCTCGTAGACCCCCGGCTTACTGACCTTCTCTTGGCGAGTGGTCTTTCGCTTGGTAGTTTCTGGCATGACCCATATTCCCGTTTGATGTTGATGGTGTAAGTCTACCTTGTTTCTTGCGTTAGTTGTTGGCGGCTCACATTAAGCAGTGTGTTTTCAAAACCGATCAGCCACAACGGCGCTAACCCGTTGCACCACCAACACGGCTAAGGACTAATCATGGATGAACCCATATAGTTGTCAATCCCCATGCGTATTGGCTCGGAACCGATTCAATTCCGATTCTGTTGATCTCTCAACCACACAAGCAGGCTATCCATTGTATCGTTTTCAAAGGGAAATGTCTTGATCTTTTTGCCAATCTCTTCAAACGCTTCCGCTCGTCCAGCCGTTCTTCCCTCATTATAGTTGGCCCAGTCAGGTTCAAACGACTTGAAGGCGTTGTTGATTGCATACTTGGCTGCCTCGGTGCGTTGGCGTGACTCGCGTTCGATGCGATTGAACTCCTCATCCTCTGGCGTCATGGTTACCCCTTGCAGTTGTGGAATATCGTACTGGCGACTGTAGTAGACCACCTTGTCGGGGTCGGTGGGGTGTGGTTTAAGCGGCACTGTTATTTTCCTTGAGTTTGGCCTCAATAGCTCGGGCAAAGTCAATCCAATCAGTGCTCATGAAATTATGATCCATAGCAATGTCGCACATAACTCCATCCGACAGCCCTACCCATGTGCGTTGTGGAAGTTCAACTACTTTTGATTCAATCGCGCCGTTGATTTCAACCGCAACCCTCACCGTTGTATCGGAAAACGAAATTCTGATTGTCATGCTTGTCCCCTTGCTCGGATAATTTCAATTGCGGTACGGTTAGGGTCATAAAAGTCCCATGTGTTTTGGTCTTCCATCAATTTGCACAATGCCTTACGCTCATCTTCACGCACCAGCTTGGCAAAGGCTTCCATACGAGCAGTGAGTTCTTGGAAAGAATCGTGACCCACTTGTTCAAATCCAGCCTCACGGGCCATCTCTATCACCTGTCTTTTACGCCAGCCAGTCATAAAACCTCCACAGAATCAATGACGCGCTCACAGCGCACAGCACCGTGACGTAAATCTCCAGTCGTGTTTGTCGTTTCATGTTTACCTCAGTGGATAAGGGGGAAAGGGCCAATTGTCGGGCCATTGCTTAGGGTTCATGCTGTCATCGCCAATTGGAGGGCCGCAATGAGGGCTTCAGTCTCTTCGCGTGTCATGCAGGTGCGCACGTTGCCGCCACGGAAGAACACATTCATGCTGACCATGTCGTCGTCGTCGCCAACAATGATGGCGCGGCTGATGTCATCGCTGAGTTTGATGTGGGTCTGTTTGTCTTCGATGTTGATCATGATGATTTCCTTGTTACCTGCGATGTTGCAGTGATTGAAAGTTTAACATGGAATTAAACATCACCACAACTCAATGCAGTTATTTTCTAGGGGATTTCCCTATATCCTCCATTTTCAAATGCGCCAGCAGATCTTTCAAAGGATTGGTAATCCGGGGCTCAAAGTCACGGCTCTTGATGTACCGCTCAATCTCCGCGACGATGTAGTCACACCCTTGGTCGAAGCCTCTGATGTAGTCGCTCATCACGGTCTCGGGCATAGGCTTGCAGTCCTTGTGAACGGACTCAAAGTGATCCATGGCGTCCACAATGACGTTGATCGGGCAAGGCATCTGTGGGGGCTTGTCCTCCTCTCCGCAGTGCTGGCAAACAAAGTGCCCTGTCTTTGTGTTGGTGATGATGTGATCGGTGCTCATGCTGCAACCCCCTGACGCGCCTCTTGGCGGCCACGATCGACCAAGTGGCGAGCCTCGGTTCTGTCTTCGATTGTTTCGCTTTCCAGCAGGCCTCTGATGGCCCTTGCGATGGCAGTGCCAGCCTCTGGGGACTTGGCTCGCTCGTACTTATATCCGAGGGTGATGTATTGGTGTTCAGTGTGTTTCATGATGGTAGGGGCCGAAGCCCCGATTGATTTAGCGGCTGGTGACCTTAACGCTGAACACAGCAGTGGTCTTTGTGAACTTGGCGTATGCGTCTGCGCCGAAGGCTTTGATGAAGGCATCTTTGTCGAACACAGTACGGTTGGACTCAATGTAAGTGGCTTTGAAGATTGCGCCTTCGATAACCTTTGCGCCGCCTGCGCTGGCGCTGTCTTTGATGGCGTCTTTGATTGCCTCTGCTTGGTCGGTCAGGTCTTTGATCTGGGCCAAGAGAGCACCGAGTGTATCGGCGGAAGTGAAGGTCAGGTCGTTGTTCATAGTTCGCTTTCAGTAGTTACCTGCGTTGGTGCAGTGATGTTAGTGTAACTTTAAATTAAACAACACAACAAGTATTTGCAGTTATTTTGTAGGGACAAACCCTATGTTGTTGTTAAAAGACGACGGACATCTTCCAGCAGATCGGCCTCGTCGTAGCCGTAGTGCTTTGGAAAGCCCTTTGTGCCAAGCCCGTGGAGGCCCGTCTTTCCCCTGTGGTGCTCAACACACAAAGGCAACACATCCATATGACTAGAACGGCCCCAGCCCCCTGCTAGACGGCGAGGGTGATGGAGCTCAACTGGGCCGGGATCGTGTGGCCCATGAATACGCAAACACACAACACAGCCTAATTCAGCGACTGCGTTCATGTGCTTGCGCTCTGCAACGGTGGTCACTTCTTGACCTTTGTTTGCGGGAATGATGGCAGGTCTCGACGGCCATGCACAGATTCACGGGTAGCCTTTTGGCCGTTGGCTGTGCTGGCTACCAGCTTTGCAGAAAAGGTGCGCGTCTCTTTGATCAATTCGGGATGGTGTGTTTTGATGTAATCGGGATGGAATGCATTGATCATTTCAGAAGCCTATCAACTTTGTTGTCAGTGTATGTGTTTGCTTTCCAGATTTCGACCCGTGCTTGTGCAGCGATCAAGTCCCAGCGGAGCTTCTCTTCAACCTCTACCGCCTCACGCAAACCGTCAAGCAGTGCGATGTAGTCTGGATGGCTGTATGCGTCACGCTCCTGTGCATTGACTGCGCTCTCAAGGCTTCTGCCCATCAAGATGGCTTTGAGGGACTTGCGGTACTCCTCAATGTAGGTGCGTTTGGCTTTTGCTTCAGCAAAGGTCTTGCCATTGCGGATGATGTAGTCCACTGCTTTGTGGGGGTCTCGCTCTTCATTCGACATGAACCCTCCGGGCGTGCATCATTTCTTCTGCTTGCTTGAAGGCTTCATCAGCAACTTCATGCTCTTTTAATTTGGGGTGTGCGGTCATCAGCGCGTGCATAGCAAATGCCGCATAGATGTCTAACAGGTCGGGCTGGTCATTCATATGTCGCTCACTTTCACTTTTAACATACCGCCGATAGTATCGGCCCAATAAATTCGCAAATCGACGATCTGGCTATCGTCCTCGTATACATGGGCGTGAGCCAATGCATCGAGTGTGGCTTTCAGCAAGTTGTCCAAGTCCCTGCGTCGTTTGTCCGGCCTGAAGGCCTCAATCTCCACCCTGATCGGGCCAGTATGTGTGGGAGCAATGTCATTGCGCATTAGAAGCACTTCAACCCGCTCACGAAAAGACCTTCCTTCGGCGCTGATGATCATGCGACCTTGGAAGGTTCTCCAGTAGGAATTAACCGATGGAGGCCAAGGCAGTGTGATTTCTGTCATTCAATTGTTTTCCGTTGTGAAAGAGGAATAAAATTTTGAATACATGCCGACACAAAACTTCGGTAGTTTGCGTGCTTGTCAGTGTGAGATGCATGTCTGCGACCGCATTCGTTGCATACATGAAACTGCTGAACGAGATCAAATTCAACGCCTCGCTTTGTTCTTTTAAACGTCTGCTCAGTGACGCTATCAAACTTCTTGATGCACTCGTTCAATGAGCAAACCTTTTGCAAGGTCACGGGGTCAATGAAGACAACGTCGTGCTTGACGGGTGTAAGTTTTTTAAACTTGATCATGTCTTCATTCTGTTGCGAATTGCATCGCCGAGGGTCTCAATATTTAGGCAGTTGTCTGCCATCTCAGCACATGCCTCGCGCTCAATCTGGATGGCCTGCTTAGTGGTCTGAATGGCAATTGCCATGATCTCTGCCTTAGCCTCGGTCAAAGCCATGTTGAACTCATCCTGTGTGTACAGGGTTTGTCCTTGTGCAAAAATGTTTTTCTCAAAGTTCATTTCCATTCTCCTAAGTTGCCACGGTTACCTAAAAGCCATTGCTGGCGAACATCTTCTTCAAGCGTTGATTTGGGGTGAAGCTCGTTCCACCCCTTGATCCATTTCCCATTGTCACCAAGACTACCGTTGAGCCAACGGTATGCGCCATTGCGATCTTTAATTCGCATCTTGATGACCGTCCGAACGAGACAACGGTGCATATGCTCACGCTCTCCAATATTTTCTTTCTCCTGCCCATTCAAAATTCACCCCCCAAATCAAATGTCATGGGTACGTCCTGATGGGACTCAACGAATTGCTGACTGTCTTTGTGATACCAAAGGCTGAACCACTCCTCGCCTTCGCCGTTGCGCTGCTTCTCGCACATCAGCATGGCGTCAGGTGACATCGGATCAACATCACCGCCATTTTTGATTGAGTGCTCTTTTTTCTTGTTGCGCCACATCAGCAACACGTTGTCCACCTGATCAGCAATCGCGCCAGAACCTTTGACGTCGTTCTTGTTCGGCATCACCTCTTCATTCGCCAACTTGCGGATGTGGTGGATCAAATGGATGTGGATGTTGTGGTCACGAGCTAATGCAGTCAGTTTGTCGACAAACGACTTTTGGGCGTTGTAGTCGTCCTCACCTGAAACGCATTTCATAAGCGAATCGATAAAAACATGCTGTACACCCTTTTCAACTGCGCAGTAACGAGCCATGGCAATAACCTGATCGGCTGATGTAGTCCCCTGTTGGTCGTACAGCCACAGATACCCCTCGGTATATGACTTAAAACGCGACACAAGGCGCTGAATGTAGGAAATCTTGTCCATGTACCTTGGTGCAGAAATGTTCTCGCCTGAGAACTGGCGGAGCATACGGAACAGGGTGCGCTTAGGCTTCATCTCAAAGCTGGCGATGCAGACCTTTTGCTTTTGCTTGATCAAGCCTAAAGCGATCTGGCCTGTCACCATGGACTTGCCCCCACCGTTTGAGCCTGCGTAGAGGGTAACTTCGCCTGCGCGGAAGTTAAAGTTGTCGTGCGACTTTGTCCACGGCATCGAGCAAATCTGCTCTTTAGGTGGGTTGATCGTGTCTTCCACAATTTCGTCCAGCCAGACATTGGCCTCGCGCACCTTGTGGGTGGTGTCCGTCATCTCGTAATACGCTGTGAAATCAATATCATCGGGTTCAATTAAATGCATGGAATACTCCTTTGCTGTCGATGGTTCGCTTGCCAACGCTTGCGATTACCCACCCAGCCTTCGCTTTCATAAACAGTTCAAACGCTTTTTGTACACGGCTTTCTTCACCGCTGATCATTACTGTCAGGCCAACAGCCCAACGTAAATCCAGTGCTTCAATGTTCTCGCCTTCGGGTATTTCAACCTCGGGCATAGAACCGATCCACCTGTGCCAATCCCTTGCGGTCTTGGATTTGCCACACCACACAAAAACGCTGGCTGGCTTTTTGCGCGACATACGCATCTTGATGATGGGTTGGTGGCCGATCATATGTACCTCCGACCGAACATCACCTTGTCAACCACGTTAGTGGTGGCTACCGTCTCGTCTTCCCACCGTTTTTGGTTGAGGTAAGTCAATGGGGACGGCTCAAACCCCGTAGTCCATGGCTCAGAGCCCTTTAAACGGGCCACAGAGGCGATAATTTTGTCAGCCAAGGGGTCTAGTGCTTGGGTCTTCCATTTCGCCTCACAGGCCGCCCTGCCTACCTTCCTTTTGC